CGCTGTGATGTCGCCAGCAGACTTGCCACCAACAACAATGTTACTACGACCTTCGTCTGTAGTGCCTTCAGCAAAAGTGCGTGTAGTTCCACCAGACTTACCAACGTAAGCCTCACCGAAGAACTTATCGATGATAATGTCGTCGATCTTACGCTTACCAGATGCAAGAAGTGCTTGTGTATAAGCATTCATTGGATCTGTAAGTACACGTTTTAGATCTTTTTCATCAACGTACTTGCCGAGCTCGTAGTCCTTAAGACCGATGCGTCTGCGATCGTGAGCAATCTCACTATTTGGGTTGTCACCGTAACGAGTAGCATCCTCAGTCATCGCTTCAGCTGTGCCGATGCGATCGAAGTATTGGAACTCTTCGTTTTGTGTTTCTTGTTCAAAATAAGGCTGTAGTTTAGACTCAGTTTGCTGGTACGCTTGTTCGAAACCAGCTTTATAAGCCTGCACATAAGCATCATTGATAGTGATACCCCCAGCAGGAGTACCAGTTTGTGCCATGTAGGCGGGATCAGAATATGCCATGATATTAAATAATTTAGGTTTTAATTAGAAGTTTGCTTTTCGATGAGCTACCCTTTCGGACTCTTCTAGTTATAACGGAACCAACGGCTATCTAAAGCTGATATTAAGACCAAAAAAAGGCTACCTCAATGTTATTTGGATAGCCTTGTTTTTTTGTAATGTCAAGTCGTTTTAGCCGTCTCCGTACAAATTTGAATATAAATTTGCACGTTTATTGAGAATCTCCTGTCTCTTAGCCCTGTCAGCCAAGTTTAAAGAAGACGGATCACTCATAATCAAAGATGCATTATCGGCATCTAACTCAGCAATCTGAGTCTTTACTCCATGAGTGTTCTGATTAGCAAAACCACTAGCTGGGTTGTTAGCGACAGGTGGTAAAGTATCCCCCGACACTTCCGCTAACCTGTGAAACAGCTTTAAAACAGCAGGGTGATTTGCAACCACAGGGTCAGACTCTACGAGCTCTTTAATCTCAGGAATCTCAGAAGCCATAGCCTCATATGCTTGATTAGCCTGACCAAGATTTACTTCGTAGTTATCGCCCCAGTCCATACGAACAGAATTACGAGACTCTTCTACTGTTTTTGCAATAGACTCCTCAGATGCTGTTTGCTGCTCAATACCCATACCTACATAAGCTTCGTATAGCCTATCAAACTGGTTTTGTGACAATCCAAGCTCTGCTGTAAAATCAACAAACTCTTGTACGGTTTCTTCAGGTAGTTCAATAGGTACACTTTCATCGCCAACTGTTACTTCATCAGGGATTGTATACTCAGAGTCAGTAGGTCTTATATTACTATAAAAATCCTCCCACTGTTCTTCACCCCAGTCTTCTTGAGGTGCAGACAATCGTTTTGTGCCTAATGCACTTTGCGCATTAACAAGCTGATCCGCTAAAGCATGGACTGACTTTGTGTTCTTTAGTGTATCGTTTGCCTGTAATTCTTCAGGCAGTGATTTCAAAAACTGACCATAATTTTCTTCTGATGTAAAATCAAAAGAGTTAGAGTCAGGCGTAGTTTCAGAGGCTACCTCTTCGGAGACACCCCCGCCTAGACCTCCTGTGTTTTCTTCTTCGCTCATATGTTTTTATTCTCCATCTCTATTTTGTTAATAAGTTCTTGTGGATCGTCTTGACCCAACAGAGTGAGAAAGCTCATAGCTAAACGCCTACGTCCTTCACACTCGCGCATTTTTACATCGTCCGAGTGAAACACAGGTTTAGTTACATGACACTCACGGAGCAAGACTTTAAAAAATCTCTGACCCTGTGGAGTCTCTAAAATATTGATAAGATCTTCTTTCAGCTTCGATTTCTCACGAAGCCTCTCAAGAGTAGATAATACTGACATATTAAATATTTAATAATTGACCCACGCCTTCGGGATCTATTTGCTTTGCCTGAGCAACATCTTTTATCGCCCCACCAATCTGAGGAGCCATTTGAGCTTGTGCCGCCATTTGTTGTTGTTCTTTTATTTCCTGCTTAGCTTGCTCAACCTGCTCTGAAGTCTTTACAATTTCAGGGCGAATATTTCTATATTTAGCGTAGTTCTCAAGAAGTTTCTGCTCATCTAAGGCTTGTACTAACTCAGGTTTTGCTTGCGCTAGTGGAGCTAAGTCTCGCATGAACGCGCTTATATCGCTAAGTCTTGTAGCAAACTGAGATTGAGAAGCTGGGCTTGAGTATGAGATCTCTAAATCTTGATCCGTAAGACTGCTGGGAGCCTCGGGAAGTTTACCATTACGATCCAGCAACTCATATGTGGCTTCAATAGCGGGTCCAAGATACTCTGTCTCCATTCGATTAAGAAGTGGAGCAAGCTGATTGAGCATCTGTCCTCGTACATCTTGAATCTCTGTCACGCTTTGACGCTCCTTCTTCTCCTGTCGAATAATCTGGTCAACAAAAAATGATCTGTTAACTGAGTCGCGATACATGCGTATCATCTCAAGAACATGTTGCGGTTGATTCCCCGCCAAAATTGGCTGTGGTTTCTCACTGCCCGCCTCGTGAAACATAATCTGACGAGATCCATATTTCATTGGGAGCATAATGCTATCTTCCTCCGCAGTCAAAGTTGGGAAATTCAAATACTCAGAAGATATAAGAACTTCCTTAACCATTTTATTTAGTGCTCTTATCTGAGATAGACAAGAAAAAGCAGGACCACGCCCGTACACTTCATCTGCTAGCTTAGACCAACGAGGAACTAAAAAACTAAAATAACTTGCGCCACTTTCTTGCAGTGGCTCCTTAAGAGCAGGTGACCAGTAAGTTACTTTAAAAGGTCTGCCCTTACCAACACGACCACCTTTCTTAGCAGCTTTATCCGTGTTAGGCTCTATGGTGTACACTAACTCATACTTGTTGTGAACTGAGCTATCTTTATTAAATCCATCCATGTCCTCCACCTGTGGGAACATCATCATCAGCTGACGCGCTGTTTTATAGCATCGGTAGTATACCGTATCTACCGTGCCGTACTGATCTGTATCAAAGAAAACGTCAGCCAAAGGGCGAGAGCGAAAATTAATAATACCGTCCACTTCAGAAATCTGAACAGGAGAAGTACCGTAAGCACCAATATCGAGAAAACATTCATGACTTGAAGTGTAGAACTGTGACTTAGGTAATGAAAACTCATGTAATATTCTGTCTGCTACCGCTTGAAGGTAAGTACGCTCTTCCTGGGTGTAGGACGAAGCATCCTTATTTACAATCTTCAGGTAAAACCACCTGTCAGACTTTGGTACTAAATTCGAACTTAGACCATTAGCAAACATCTGATTACACCAAACTGCGGTGTCATCATACATTTCACGAGAACCATCATCCTGATGTGGCGTGTGCCCGTGATCAAACTTGTTAGAGTTTGGACGCACATACTTCTGAGCATCAAGAAACATACTGTCGAGGTGCGATCTCAACAGCTGTAGCTCCGAATAACGTTGTTGTAGTTTAACCACTATACATTCCAGAACCGCCACCTAAGGGTGATCGACCCTCAACTTTAAGTCGAGAAGGTTTTTTCTTCGCCCTAGCTAACCTAGACATAGACCCAAGAACACTGGAGCCTGACACTTTACTAGTGGGTGCAGATGCTATTGGTGCTGGTCTACGAGCAACTGGAGCTGGTGGGGGCGGTGGTGCTGGTGGCGGTGGTGGAGGAGGTGGTGGTTTTGGTGATGAGCCCATATTTAGATAATCTTTTTAGAGTTCTCCATTTATAAAATTTATAAGGATCGTCCTCATTCATTTTTTGATACCTGCAAAAATGAACTCTGTCAAGTGGAAACGGTGCAAGTTTAAAAAACATGTCAACAGTATTCTCAGATCTGCTAGCTGCGTACGATATATGCCAGTACCTTCCAACCTCATCTTCCTTAACCTCGCCCGCAATCATATAGGTCGGAGACGAAAAAAAATATTTCTCCTCTCCCTCCTGACAGTTAATATAATAATCCAGTAACTTTATGAAATCCTCACCCTGTGTGTGATACAGGACTGTAGCTTCATCTATCAAGGATAGTTTGTAATACTCACCAACTGATTGCTGCGACATCGTATTGTGATTTTGGTTGTTTGTTGTTTAGTTTTGGAGTCTTGAGCCCCACTGCCATAGTCCTAAAAGCATCTGCTCCATGAGAATTAGAATCGTGAACAGGGGTCTTTCGAAAAACTTGTCGGCTAGAATCAAACTCCTTATGGTATCCTTTAAGTGCTTCTATCCCACGAGCACAGCGTACCTTGTTAAACCAACACCTGGGGAGCATTGCACGGACAGCGTCAATGCCATCAATGATTGGTAGCTTCTTCACGGTAGTAAACTTCAACCCCATACTTCTCGCTATTTCCAATCTACTCTTACCTGTGCCCAGCTCGCGAACTTTTATGTCGTGCGGTGCGTAGTGCTTGCCGTAGACAATGTCAGACTGAACAGCGTACCGATTCAGCTCTCTAGCGTAGTGAGGCAAACCTTCGCCACTGTTCTCGTAATAATGTACAACTCGTATTTCATTCTTAAATAACTGAAAGAACCATATAGTTGTAGCGTCGTCCATCCCCAAGTCCCAAGCAGTGTGCACAGGCAGTATAGGATCGGGTGAGAGCTCATCAAGTATACGCTTGTCTCGATAGGCGCGAGATATATATGGTCCGTAGTAACTACCCTCAACTGGAGTCTTGAACGAGCACATGTACTCTGATTGAAATCTTGCCTCGTTGTTCAGCTCGTCACGGGCGCGACGCAACTCGTCAGGGGGTATCGCCTTCGTGTCCTTAACAGACAGGTGGCTGCTGTACCACTTGCCGTCCGACTGTGCTTTCAACAGCATCTTGTAAAGGTGGTTCTCGCCACGAGGCGTTCCGTTGAAGAGTGCCCACCCACCGTTCTCTGCCAGGATTGGATTAATCAACTGCCACGCGCTGGGGTCAGAGATACTGTACTCTGAGAACACACAGCCCACAGGGTTCGCACCCACCATCTTGTCGGGGTCGTCCGAGCCCATAAGCTGGATGACGCTGCCGTTCTTCAGGTGCACACGCATCTCCTGCTCGCTCTTCTTCTCGACAATCTCTCTAGGAAAGTAGTCAATAAACTTCTTACCCTCACCTGTCATACCATTCCAAATGATACGCCTGGCTTGGTTGGCGTAGGGCAAAACGTACCAGTATGTACCCACGCGCTGTAAGGCTTTGATAGCCAGCACGTTAACGCAAGTTAAATCTTTACCTGCCCGACGATGCCACGCAACAACTGCACGCAGGTTGCGTTTACTCTGGGACATATACTTAAGCAAGGGCAGCTGGTAGCCTCTTGGCTCCCATCCCTGTGCAGGAACTTGTACACTCATTCTATATAGTTATCTTCTTCGTCCTCGTCCTCATCTTCGGTATCTACAGATATCCATTGAATGTGGTCGAGGTCTGCGGGAACTCCATCATTTATAAAACTTTCGTGATATTCTGACGCACTCTCCAGCAGCCCCTTAGCTGCATACGGATCACTGAATCGAACATCGTAAGATAGAGGAGAATTGTCATGCGAAGCAATAACTACATAGTTGCGGAAGTGCTCCCCCAGCATACCTGTAACCTTATTAAGAACATCATTTTCAATCATCATGCTTGTCCTCCTCACTCATAAATTCATCGTAGTCTTCTTCAACTATCTCAGCTTCTACAGTATTGACAAGTGCAGACTTTGCAACTTTTGAATAATCTACAGTCATCACCTTCATCTCTCCATTAAGAGTACCTTGAACGTCAACACTCTTGAGCTTCGGCTGCGTATAGCTGCAGATCTCCTTCCATATCGCTATCTTATCTCTCTTCTCCACATCAGGATCGGCAGCGTACCCAAGCAGCTCCTCAATCGGGTTGATCCCCTTCTCGTAGAACAAAGCTAACAGTGCCTTGCGTTGTTGAGCAGGCGTAGGCGCAGAGTTCATAACTTCTAAGAACTGTTGCTTTATATCTATTTCTTTCTCTACCTTATGAAGCTTCTTCTGTGCAACCTTCATATCTTTCTCTGCTTTCATACGTTTACGATGACACCTGCTCCTTTTAGCAGCTTGTTGCTTAACAACTTGTTTGGGCTTCTTGCCCGAAGCATATGTTCTACCATCTGGCACTAGTATCTGTATTGATGATTCATGGTCCTTTGTCAAGAGTTGCTCACACTATTCACACCTAGCTCACACTAATTTATGGGGGGTGTGAGCTAATTAAATTATAAGAGTATCAATGGTTTACGAATCTGCTCACACAATTCACACTTTTTTCTGGGAAAACTATTTTATTTTTTCTATAGGCTAATAAAGTGTGAAAAGTGTGAGCAATTACATAAGTCGTTGATAAAGATACTAACTTATAACATTCTGGTTGATTCAAAAAGTGTGAGCTGACTGTGAGCAGTGTGAGCAAACGGTACAAAATCCTACTTAGTACTAAACGTTTGTACACTCTTTCTCTGAAAAACTGAAAATTATACATGCTGGTAGGGACTCTATGTGTCGTCGACTCGCAGTTTCCCCCATCGGGGGTGGCAGTCAATCGATTCGTGCATCTCGGTCCACGGATCGTCGGACAAACGCGTCGACAGACCCATACATCCTATTGTACATGCACCTACGGATCCCACGACTCTCTGTTGCATATCATCACATGCATAAGGTGCTGAGTTGGAATATGTTATGTCGCATGAACAACAGGATAAAAGAATCGCGCTCTTTCAGAGCACCCTATCAGAAAAGATAGACTACACAAACCCTTGCACACAAGCAAGATACAAAAGACAGACACCGTATGGTTTCCGACCCGAACCCAACCCCCAAGAACCCTTCGGGTTTTCTGTGCAATCTACCGTCTTGCCTCGTGACGGGATGACTCGCACGCAGTGTAGACCATCTCAAGTAACGAGCACTTTGGGTGGGCAGTCGGGTACACGGCTACTCGCGAGGCACGCCCATCGTTCTCAACGGATCGTCACACCTGTCGCAACTCAAGTCCGCAAACAAACGGGCACTCTTGTCTTTTCGGCTGTTTGTGTGGACAGCTTGTTCAGGATTTTTCCTTTCTATTTTGACGGAATTGGCACAGCGACCTAGTAAAGGTAGAATTTCTTCCCCTGTGTTAATTAACTGTCTTAGTGTTCTAATGATGATCTAGTTACATAAATCAGGGTTACATTCAATCGGATTCCGATTGGTGTGAAATCTCCACCTTGACAAGGTCTTCTTCTGTGACAATTCCGTCAAAATAACGAAAGATAAAAATATGCCTAAACAAGCAACATCCAAACAAACTATCACCGAAAAGACTGGCAAGTGCGTCCGTTCATTCACGGAACCTCTTGAGTCAGGCGACTACGGTGCAACGCTCCTGGTCGAGAACGACGGGGCTCGCGAGTATGTCCGTGTTTACCACGACTGCTCCATTCCCAAAGGTGCTATCGTCACCTTCGATGTAGTCGACAACGGCTCAAGCGAGTTCATCGTCGTCACAGAGTTCAAGAAGGCAGACCGCCCAGAACTCTAACGAGCAACTTGGGAGTCGGGCTTCGGCTCGGCTCCCATACTCTATTAAAAAAAGAAAGAAAAAGAAATAAATATATACTATTATGTCAGAAACAAGCTACAAATATATACTAACAGTCACATACAAAGATTCACAAAGTGCAGAGTATGAAGTTGAATTCCGTTCAATAGATCGTGCAAAAGCATACATAGACAGAAACGGTCTATTTGAACACACCTGGCAACTCACCACATTAGATGGAGAGTTAGTTGAAGATAACAGTTAATAAATCTATTATGAAAAACAATACTATATACAAACTAATTGTCGATGGCAAAGAAGTAGCCAGAGACACCCTGCTTACAGGCGTTGCCATCAAAGCAGAGAAAGTCAAAGATCACTATGAGATCCGAAAATACTATAAGGGTAACATAGTTAAACTATGGGGTTATTCCATCAAAGATGGTAACAGAGTTGAGTATGCGTCACACGCCAACGATAGCACCATACAAAAAACAAAGATAGTACAAAGCAAAGTCTCAAAATTTATTGGGAGAGTTAGTAATGTGTTATCTACTATAAAAAGTGAGTACCGAGTTAGAAAGAACCTCAAGCAGATTGAGCGTAAAGTCGACCTTTGGGACTTTAATTCCTAGTTTGAATATGAACTGCGTGTCGTGTTTGCGAACACGCAGTCCATATTCAAACAAAAATCAAAACTACTATGCAATATACAATACAAGAAATACTCATTGGGATATCCAATGCCGATCGCTATGACGTTCGTGAACAAAACGGGGAGCTAATCAGTGACTACAAGTTCTGGTGGCGTGAGCTATTCAAAGAAGCCAAACTTACAGCCAAGATGATCAGGCGTGAATCTATTCGTGACGGTATTGTCCCTCGTGACGATGACGACATCATGGTCACAATCATCGTTGATCAATGGCTTGCTGAGTTCAAATCGTATCAAGCACATTCACATCCCAGTGATGATCAGCTATGTAATGATATGTCGTGCATGCAGGCACTTGCCAAACAACAAGAGCAATATCTACTAGACATTCGTAGGGCATTTGCTAGTGCATGTAGACGCAAAGACACCAAGGCTATGCAACGCATACGCAAGCTGTACTATCAGGAGAAATCATCACAGCTTTCTTCTATTCAGTACACGCACTTAGATGAGCCCACCACCAAAGAACCTGTATTCACACCTGAAGATCAAGAGTTCTTTGATGAGACTGAGCAACATGTACGCAAGCTCGACTATCAAGATGCATTCATACAAGATCCAGAATGTGATCCAAACGATTCACATTACATTGGTGACACACTGCGTATGAACAACGGCAAACCCCGTGGTAACATTGGGTTACTCAATGGTTTCTATGAGCAGACACTACCTGAGCCTACTTATCGCACCAAAGATGCAAGACGCAGGTTATTCAAGACATTGCTCAACACTGGCAGTGTCTATGATATTGAGAATGCATGTGGTATGCGTGGCTTCAAGAAAGGAGTACGCAACTCATACATACACATGTACGCAGACTCAAACAAAGACGTAAAATGGAAATCGTAATTCTATCCTTTTTCTCATCGCTTGGTATTCTCCTTGTGTGCACACGCACACTTGGAGTTAACCGAGTAATCAAACACCGAAAGAAACTAGACATACTAGTAACTTTTGGTTTGCCAGCGTTATTTATTGGCACTTTTTCAGGTATGATTACAGCCTTCTTCACAGGACTGTGGTTCACTATAAAAACCATACTACTGGCACTAGTTATACCAAAGACCTTCCCTTCTTATGGTAACCAAGAAGATAGGCGTAATGATGCTAAAGGTAATCGTTCCTCTCGCCCTTACGGTGGTTAAGTCCCTCATGACAAAGCACGCGTATCGGTTCTTAAGAGAATGTGACAATCGGAAACGACGTTAGCATCAGCATAGTAGAAAGTAGCCACTGTCCAGAACGGGCAGTGGCTACCCACTATTATGATAACAATAACAAACAAGGCAGGATATACGCTTGTGAGTTATATGGTGTATTTTATAAATTATATGTCAAACAAAAATCAACTTTCTATACTTTTGGTGAGTAACCAAAAACTAAACAAGAACAATAACAACATAAACCAATATATATTATGGCAAGTGTAACTATACGTTACGGTATGACAAACTCTGTCACCCGTGACTTTGAAAACAATACCACTATTTCTGACCTAGTCAGTGATAATGGTATTCGCGCAGCTCTGTCTGCTCCCGAGAATGTTCGTGCTGTTTCTGGTGGTCGCACACTAGAAGGACACGAGTACGCAACCTCGTTTACAAGCATTACCTTAGAGCAACAAGCTTCAAGCAAAGCTTAGAT